CGCTTGCGCGCCCACTCCGTCAGCTCGCGCACGGCCTCCGGGCTACCGAGGCGCGAGGTCGCGGCCTGGAAGACCTGTCCGTCCTTGGCCTTGAGGTAGCTGATCTGCTGGTCGATGAACGTGTCCGGGAGGCCCGTGCGCTGGCTGAACTCCTGGCGCGTGGCCGCGCTCACGGCTCCCGAGGACGCGTACTCCTGGGTCATCTTCGCCACCAGGTCCTGCGCCGCGGGCGCTCCCTGGGGGGCGGGGGCGGTGCCCGGGGGTGCGGCCTCCGGGGTGACTGCCAGCGTGGCCTCCGGGGCGGCGGCCGCGGGCGCGTGCCCGACCTGCCCCAGGCGCTGCTCCAGCTGCCCGTACGCGCGCGCCAATTCCTCCGGGCTCTTGAACTTCTCCGGGAGCCACGCCGGGCGCTCCGCGGGCGAGGCCGAGGCCTCCACGCGAGTGACCTTCCCGCCCGGGAGGGTGGTCTGGGTGACGTCCGCCGTGGGCGCGGCCGGGGCGGCGGGCGCCTTGGGCGCGGGGGCGGGCGAGGGCGGGATCGAGGCCTTCTCCATGCGGTCTTTCTACTGGGGTCTGGGGCCCTGCCCGGGCGCTAGGCCGAGTCTCTCGACCACGCCAGGGCCGGCCTGGTTCACGATGTTCGGGCCCACGCGCGACGCCAGGGCCATGGCCTGGGCCTGCTGCTGGGCCTGTTGCACTTCTTCCTCGGACCGGATGAGGCCCGTGGTCGTGTCCACGCCCGCGGCCGTCGCGAGCTGCCCGAGCCACACGCGCGGGTTCACGTACTGGAGAAACGCCTCGGGCCCGATGGCCTGCTGCGCGGACTGGGCGAACACGCCCAGGCGCTGCAACTCCTGGCCCCGGCCGAGGGCCTCCACGCCCGTCACGATCGCGGCGCGCACGCTCTTGTCCGGGAGCTTCGGGATCTTCTTCTGGCGCGCCAGGCGGTCCCGGATCATCTCCACGATCGGGAGCTGGAGTTCCTGGGACAGGACGGAGAACACGCCACCGAGGGTACTCTCCAGCTCCTGGGCCACGTACCGGATCTCCTCGGCCGTGACGCGCTCCGCGTTCCGCTGCACGGCCGTGTTCAGGAGGAACGCCCGGGACAGGCGCTCCACGATCATCTGTATCGTGGACAGGGCCACGTTCAGGTCCCCGCCCTTGGACACGGGCGGGTACGTCACGTCCGTGGGCCGGCCCACGATGTACGCGCCGTTCGGGGCCCGGTTCAGGTCGTCGGCCGTGGCCGCGCCCGCCGGGTCCACGAGGCCCACGCACCGGCTGGAGATGGCCGCGCCCTCCACGATGGCCTTCGTGAGGCCCTCCAGGGACACGAGGTCCCCGAGGTTCTCCTCCACCTGCCCGCGCCCGTAGTCCTCGCCGTCGATCGCGGCGTACCGCAGGACGCGGAAGGGCAGAAGGTTCGGCTTGTACGAGCCCACGGACCCGGGCACGACCTTCCCCTCGACCTCCTGGCGGACGTTGTACTTCTTGCTCTCCGGGTCCCACTCCACGCACGTGTAGATGCGCACCACGTCCCGGCTCGGGCCCGGGCGGAAGGACGCGGACATGCCCGTGTCGTACCCCTCGGCCGGGATCGGGTTCTCCCCGTCCTGCGGCCGGCGCGACACGAGGTCGTCGATCTCGGGCGGGAGCGAGTCCCGGTCCAGTTCCTCCTGGATCACGAGGCACTCCAGCCACCCCATAGGGGCCCGGCGCGCCACGTACTGCTCCAGGGTCAGGACCCGACTGGACCCGTCCGGCAGGAGCTGGAGGGTCACGTTCCCGGCCACGAGCAGGTGCTTCAGGGCCTCGAACAGCTTCACGCGCAGGGCCATGACCTCGAACTCGGAGGCCACGACCTTCTCCATGCGCGCCAGGCCCTCCTCGACCTGGGACTGGACCTTGTCCCCGGACGCGCGCAGGCTTTCCGGGTCCGCCGGCACCAGGCGAAAGAAGGGCTGGGTCGGGGGGAACAGGCTCAGGAGGAGCTTGCTCGACAGGTTGTTCACGCCCTGCGCGCCCAGGCCCTGGTACGGCGTGGGCAGGTCCGTGTACGGGCCGCTCCCGCGCGGGGGCATCAGGCTGGGGACGGTCAGTCGGGCGGAGTCACGGGCCCGGCGCAAGAAGGGCTCTCGCGTCTCGGCCCACCGTGCGTAGGTCCGAGCGGCGTCGAGTGCCAAGGCTTAGAGGCCGATCCGGGGCTGGTACGGGAGGCCCGTGGGGTTCAGGGGCTGGCGGAGTTGGGACAGCTCGCTCGTGCCGCGCTTGCGCTTGCGCGCGCCCGGCTCCTCGACCTGGGTGGCCGTGGGCGCCGGGGGCGGCGGGGGGGTCACCGGGGCCGGGGGCTTGACGGAGGGGGTCGCGAAGCACATGGGGGGATTAGCTCTTGGAGAACTTGGACTGACGGGACAGGTGGTCGCGCAGGAGTCTCACGACGTCCAGGCGCCCGGCCTGCCGGTAGATGTTCGGGCCGAGGGCGTCCGGGTGCAGGGCCTGGTCGGACGGGAACCGGTCCGGGTACACGGCCTCCAGCCACTCCACGAGGTCCAGGGGGACGGGAGGGGGGCCCTTGGACAGGTCAGGAGGGGGCATGGCGGAGTTCCTTCAGGCGGGCCCGGATCTGGGCCTTGCGGGCGAGGACGGCCGGGGACCGGGGCACGCCCTTCTTGGACGGTGAGTAGGACAGGACCAGTTCGGCCTGTGCCCTCTTCTCGCGGAGCCACGGGAGCATACCGGAGAGGACCCCTCGGGCCTTCTCCCCGTACAGGGAGAGCTGGTATCGGGGCTTGCGCTGGCCGTGGACTTCCTGGAGGGTCCGGATCGACCCCCCTACACGTCTCTGTATCCACTCCAGGGTTGGCCGGTGCGTCGTGGTCCAGACCACCCGGGCCGTGGAGTCCAGGTCCACGTATGCCTCCCCATCGGAGAATCCTCCCAGCCAGGCTAGGAATAGAGGGTCCACGGGCATTGGCTTTCTGGTTGGGGGATCGGGGTCCGTACCCGGAGGGGCGGCCAACGTCGGCGGACCCCCCTGCGGCGGCCTAGGGGGGTCTGGGGGGATCTAACTAGCGGTGCCCGTCACGTTCTTCTTGCGTTCGGCCCGCCACCGCCAGTCGATGCCCGAGCACAGGTCGATCAGGTTCCCTTTACTCACGAGATACACAGGGATCCCGGTCACGTCCGCGGTGTGCCGCTCCAGGCACGCGCCGTGCGAGGCGCTCCACCCGTCCAAGAGCACGACCCCGTCGCACTGGAGGAGGGCGTCCAGGTCCCGGCGGAAGGTGCGCCGGATGTCCTCGTTCGCGGCGTCCACGCCCAGGGCCTCGTCGTGCTCGGCCGGGGACCAGACCTCGTGACCGGCGGCCCGGAGCTGGACCGCGGCCTCGCGGAAGGCGGGAGAGTTGTTGTCGGGGTACCCGCGCATGGGGCCGGCCAGGTAGAGCTTCACGGGTACACGTCCCCGTACAGGGCCCGGCGCTCGTCCTCGTACGGCACGATCACGCGCCGGCGGAACTCGGCCAGGGCCTCCGTGCACGCTCCGCTGATGGCATTCAAAGTGGGGTACGTGCGCCCGTGCGTGGCCAGGAAGGCCAGGAGTAGGCTCGTGATTTGGAAGTTCAGTTCCCCGGCGGTCTCGGCGAGCACGGGACGCATGACCGGACGGACGGCGTCCCGGCGGTCGGATCGGATGTACGGCATCAGATGGTCCCCTCGATTTCCTTCTGGAGGAGGGCCAGGGCGCGCCACGCGACCTTGGCCGAGTGCCGCACGCCGTCCGTGTCCCGCTGGCCCCGCTCGGCCAGGTGCCGAAGGAGGGCGTCCGCCTCGTCCGTGGACTTCGACCGGTCCCAGTGCATGGGCTGGCCCGGGTTATGCTGCTCGTTCCCGATCCTGGAGACCTCTGCCACGGCCGCGAGGGCCAAGGGGAAGTAGTCCAGACAGCCAGTACATAGGGGCAGTTGCTTGCGGACCTTCGGGTCCGTGACCCGGTCGGAGATGTTCAGGGGTTCCATAGGCTGATTTCCTTGGTCTTTCGGTCGTAGAAACCTTGTCGGAGGACGAACGCCAGTCGGGCCTGAGTGAGGGCGTCCTCGGCCGTCAGGCCGGCCTTCTCGTACGCCCCGAGCACGCTCGCCCACGTAGGCTCGGCCAGGATCTTTTTGGCCCTCACGGGCCCGCACCCCGGCAGACCAGGGTACCCGTCCACGCGGTCCCCTGTCAAGGCCTGGGTCAGGTGGCGGTACCGGGCCAGGTCCTCGTCCACGGTCGAGAACTCGTCCCGGTCCGGGTTGTAGTGTTCGCCCGGGATCTGGAGGAGGTCCTTGTCCACGGACACGACCACACGCCGGTCGGTCGCGCCTGCCTTCGTGGCGAGGAGGCCCAGGATGTCATCCCCCTCCAGGCGCGGCTCGGACGCCACGTCCGCGTTCTTCCGGATCAGGGCCTCCAGCTCGTGGAACCCGGGGGGCTTGGGCGTGGCCGCCCGATTGTGCTTGTACGCCGGGTATAGGCCCTTCCGGAAGTTCGCCGTCCGGTCCCCGAACGCGACCACGACCCGACTCGCGCCCAGGCGCCGGCGCAACTTGCGCAGCTCCAGGCGCAGCCACCGATCCCCCTCCTTCGGGTCCATAACCCACAGGAGCTGGCCGTCGAACTCGGTCTTGGAGGAGGACACGACGCACGCGCGGTGCAGCCAGATGTCCCCGTCCAGGAGGATGGTGGTCTTCATGCCTTGGCAGTCCAGTCAGGGCCTACGGCCGCGTGCGCGGCCAGGGGGATGCGCAGCTTGAAGTGTTCGCCCGCGCCCTTGATGGCGGCGGACACGTCCTCCGCGGCCTGGGGCGCCAGGTGGGAGGGCACGTCCAGGACGACCTCGTCGTGGATGAACGCCACCTGGTACTCGGCCGTCCACCGGCGCGCGAGGACGATCGCCTTCTTCATCACGATCGCGGCCCCGCCCTGGGCCAGGGTGTTCAGGGCCGCGTTCGTCTTCCGGATCCAGAGGCGGCGCCCGTCCAGGGTGCGCACCCACCCCGCGGACTTGGCCTTGGCCTCCACGGACCGGATCAGGCGCCCGAGGCCGGGCAGGCTGGCCAGGAGGCGCGCGCGAGCGGCCTTGCCCTTCACGGGCCCGACCTTCAGGATCTTCCCGACCTTCACGCCCTGGGCCCCGTACAGGATGGCGTAGAACGCCTGCTTGGCCTTGTCCCGGTCCGTGCCCAGGACCTCCGCGTTCCGGGTGTGGATGTCCGTCTCCAGGAGGAGGCGCGCGAACTCGCCCCCGTCCAGGCGGGACGAGTAGTGCGCGATGACGCGCGCGTCGATGCCGGCCGCGTCCACGACCACGAGCGAGTTCCCGGGGGACGCGACCCAGCACCGCCGGCACTCCGGGCCCCACCGCCGGCCCATCTTCGGGACGGCGCTGATGTTCGGGCGCGAGTGCGTGCACCGGCCGGTCACGGCCGCGTTGTGGGGCATCTTCCCGCGCACGCGCCCGTCCTTGCCCACCAGCTTGAGCCAGGACCCGTCTCCCTCTGCGACCTGTCCCAGGCGCTTCTGGATCATCAGGCGCTCGCCGATGGCCTTGGCCTCCGGGTAGTCGAGGGTGGCCATGACGGCCTCGTCCAGCTTGGGCTGGCCGCACGGCGTGAAAGCCTCCGGCCGCCACCCGTGGCGCTCGGTCAGGGCGCGTGCGATGTGCGCCCGGCTGTTCGGGTTGAAGGGCGTCTCGCGCACCTTCCGGATCTTCTTCTTGGGGGTCTCGTACTCGTCTCGGAAGGGCGGGAAGGCCCGGCCCAGTTCGTCGTTCAGGGCCGCGCGCCGCACGGTCAGCTTCTGGACCATGTCCTGCACGGCGACCGGGTCCAGGCGGAACCCGCGCTCCTCCTGCGCGGCCACGATCTGGGAGAAGGCCATCTCCAGTTCGATCTGCTCGTCCGTCGGGGAGTGCGACCGGATGCGCCGGACCAGGAGGTCCAGGACGATCACATCCTGCGCGCAGTAGTCGATCATCTCGGGCGTGAGGGCCTCCCAGCTGGCCGGGGACTCGCCCTTACGGTCCCGCAGGCGGTACCCCCACGCCTCCAGGGAGTGACGCCCGACCAGATTACCGGGGAACGGGCGCTTGCGCTTCACGTTCGTGGCGTCCAGGCCCTTCAGGTGCTCCTCGGGCCAGACCGTGCGCGCGGCCACGAGGCTGCACCGTTCTCGGGCGCGAGTGCGCCACTCCGGGAAGACCTTCTGGATGGCGGGCTTGTCGAACCCGAGGTAGTTGTGGGACCAGATTTCGTCCGCGTCCGCCAGGAGAGCCAGGGCCTGCGCGATCGACCCGTCCCGGGGGGCCAGGTCCGGCTGGTCGTGGTACCGGCGCACGGCCGGGTCCCCGGGCGAGAGGAGGCACGCGCAATGGATCCGGTCCAGGGTGCCCAGGAAGCCGTTCGTCTCCACGTCGAAGAGGATCATTCGGCCTCCTCGTCGTCGAACGGGGTCACTTCCGCGAACCGGCCTTCGGCCATGCTCCAGTCCAGGGTGCACGCCAGGCCCTTCTCGCCCGTGAACCGGTTCTTGATGACGTGCACCTCGGTCGGGCCGTCCTCCGGGCGCGCGAGGGCAATCACGGCGTTGCTCGTCTGCTCGATCATGGCGGACCCGCGCAGGTCGGACAGGCGCGGGACGGCCCCCTCCTCGAACGTCTTCGCGCCCCCGCTCCGGCGCTTGAGCTGGCTCACCATGAGCAGGCCGCAGTCCGTCTCCTCCACCAGGCTCCGGAGGCGCGTCATCAGGACGTCGATGTCCCGGCGCTCGTTCTCGGTCTCCTCGCCAGACACGGCCATGGTCAGGTGGTCGAACCCGATCCACCGGCACCCCAGGCCCTTGACCATGAACCGGATCCGGGCCAGGAGGCGCGCGCTGTCCAGGGCCCCGAAGTGGTCGTAGACGACCAGGCGGTCCCGGAGTTCCTCGCGCCATGTGGGCTCCAGGGCCGCCCAATCGGGCGTGCCCAGGCGCTGGTTCTGGCCCCGGGCCGTGCCCAGCATGGAGAGGACGGTCTCGCGCACGCTCTCCTCCAGCGCGATCCAGCCCACGCGCTCTTTCTGGCGGATCAAGTGAAGGCCCAGCTCTCGCGCGACCGATGACTTCCCGATGCCCGTGCCCGCCACGATCGTCAGGATCTCTCGCCGGCGCAGGCCGTGCAGCTTGTCCTCCAGGCCCTGCCACGGGAAGGGGACGGTATCGGTCACGGCGGCGGCCGTGACCTTGGACCAGAGGGCGTCCCCCTCCAGGATGCCGTCCGGTGACCACGGGCGGGCGGACCACTGGGCCTCCACGAGTTCCCGCGTGCGCCCGGCCTGGAGCATAGCGTTCGCGTCCTTCAGGGGCAGGCGCCCGATGCGCGCCTTGCCCGGGGAGAGGATGGCGGCCGCCTTCTCGGTGGCCTTCTGGCCCTCCTCGTCCATGTCGAACAGAAGGACGACCTCGTCGAAGCGCTCCAGCCAGTCCAGGTTCGCCTTGAACGCCTCCTCGGCCGAGCCCGCGCCGTTCGCCAGGGACACGACGGGCCACTTCAGGTCCAGGGCCTGGCTCACGGACAGGGCGTCGATCTCGCCCTCGGTCACGATCACGCGCTTGCCCTCGGCCCGCCACAGGTGGCGCCCGTACAGGGACTCGGCCCGGCGCGCGTGCCCGACCCACCCGAAACGCTTGTCGCGCGTGCGCCACTTCTGGGCCACGATCTGG